ACCTTTCCTAAATCTATTTGTCTTCTCTTCTCTCTTAATTCTTTGCTTTTTATTATTAATATCTTTACCATTTCTGGTCTTCTCTGCCGCGTGTGCCACAGAGGTGATGACGTCTCTCCACTCGGGATCTGAATCAGTCCCTAATGAAAAACCGCCACCGTTAAGGAATTTAATTGTTTGTTTGTCCATCATGCATATTTGGGAGAATGGTGTGTGTAAGATCTACCAAATATACTGGTGAACCTTGAATTTAAAATAAAAATATAAGAGATTAATCAACCATATAAAATAAAAATATATTTACAATATTAACAATAATAACAATTAAATACTCGACACTGTGTAGATGTTGCTAAGTTGTATGATTGAGTATTATCTGTGTACACTTGGAAAGATGTTGCTTTACTGTCGCTCAGACAGGTTCAAAACACCAGCCTACAGATAGAGGAGTATCTGAGAACCTGGTGGTAGATGCTTGACCAGTTGTATCTTTATAACTAAATACTGTTTGACCTATTGTCTTGCTAGTATTGACAGTGTAGCTATTCCAAGATAATCTCGGAGTGGCTACATCAGACTGCCACCTAGTTATAGCGTTATTTGGTCTATTAAACCCAAGACCTATAATCCGTCCGAACTGAAACTGGACTGGATTTTTCGTTGGGTTATACATATATATGGTAACACTTCCCCCGAATATAAATTGATCCACGAAGGTAACTGTACTCTGTCCCGTTGCAGTACAGTCACCTCCATCTAATGAAGGTTCTACTATTTTCAAAACCTGAAAAATACCATCAACACTATTAATATTTGGTGCTGAATCTGGTAATAAGTATCCAGGTTGAACTCGAGTCCAGTTTAATGTTGAAAATGGACTTGGGTTGTTCTTTGGTGCGCCAAAGACAGCTATTGGTGTAGCTGCTGAAAATGTAGTATTTGAACCCCATGATAGATTCCAACGGTAAGTCATAGTGACCGCGACCATTGGAGGAACCACTACTGTCCGAGTGATTTGTTTTATATAATTTTTATTGAGATTTGTTTTCCCAATTAAATCATATACCACATAATCATCAGCATCTGTGCCAAACCTTTTTACGTATGGACTTGATGGGTATGTTTTACTCTGAATGGCAATCCCTGCAGTACCTGATGGTAAAGATCTTAAAACATGTCTGAGCCGTAAACGTCAGTTCATAAGTCTTAAGCGGGATAGGTTGTGATTCATCGAAGCCGATGAAAAGTAGTTTCCTAACATTTTAGCACCAGCGTTGATTGCTGGAGATAGTTCTCTAATAGTCTCCAGTATCGAAGATGCCATAAGTTTAGGAGGTGATGCATTGGGTTGACTAACGCGTAAAGAAGGTAACTTCTGTACGGCTGTGTTGACTATTTCGAAGCCTCTGCTGTCAGAGTGAGTTGGAGTGTGAAATGCGGCTGTAGATGCACCGATAAATTCTACATGTTCCACGATCTCAACTTCGAAAGTTGCTGGGCCTGGTGATTGAATTAACACGACCATTGGTGCTCCGCCAATACCACCTGGTGCGATGGCATTTAGCTCAGCTTGTCCAGTAGAAATTTGTTGGTTTATCGAATCTGATAATGAATATCCTTGAGAGTATGGATAAAGATTATTTGTTGGTAATCCGAAACTATTAACTTCTGTTGAATATGGACCCGTGTAACTCGTTTCAATATCATCTATTGAGCCAGTTGCAAACCACTGTTTCTTAGACGTAATTCTATCTACTAATGTTTCATCCTGACTACCTAAAAAGTTCGCGGTAGTTGATAACTGATTCATATTTGTATGGGATGCGGACACAAATTGGTAGTATAATCCACCCATATTTAACACTGTGCCCGTGTATTGGACACTTGCACCAAATGAAACAAGCCTTCCTTGTACTGATGATCCACCATTTTGTGAATCGACAAATTGACTAGTCTCATATGGAGAGTTAATATATTGTGGTGTAAAACCTCCTGGATTCGAAACAACAGCATTAATGTTGGATGTTGTTGTTCCAGCTGCTGAATCCATTGTGTATACTGCTCCTGCTTTCCCATCTACGCCTGATATCAAAGCAACTAACTTTGATGTTTTCGAAGCACTTGAAACTCCGAAATTACCAGTGATTGATGAACCAGTTGAAACAAGTCCATTAACAGTTTGAAGAATTACTGTTGCTGAACCGGATGTAGTATTGATAGTGGCTGCACCTGCTGCAGTTGATAGACGTGACGCAAATACTGTCAACGGGTTAGGAGATGTCGCTAAAGCCGCTGCTGATTGTGTTTGACCTACCAACGCTACTGGTGAACCTTTACCTAAGGTTGGAGTAAAATAAATTGGAATAGTTCCACCTGTTGCTTCGGAAATTGTAACCACAAATCTAGTGAATAATCGCAATTTTTGAGATGGTCTACTAGGAACCTTGGGTATGCAAGCGCCATTTGCTTCAGCAGACCATGGATCTGATAATGCTTTAGC